TTTGTTTTTCTAACTCTTGTATTTTTTGATCTATATTCATTTTCGTTCCTGTAATAATATAAATACTAGTATTAAACATATAGCTACTACTGTAAAAAAAACTGTATCCATTTTCTATCTGTCCTCCAGCTTGTTTCTTGCCCTGGTAAGGTACCAAATGGCCTTATCTAAATCTTCTACATTTGATTCTTTGTGATCACAACGCCAAATATATTTGAGTGCTGCGGCCTTACAATAGCCAAAGAATTGTTCATAAGTTAAAGCTGATTCTATTGCATCTATACACTCAATAGAGCCTTTCTTGTAGTGTGGTGGGTGGTTTACATTATCTGTCATTTTGTTTCTCCATTAACTTTTTTAATTAAAGATTCAATCCAAGCTATTTCTTTTTCATTTTTTTTTACTTCTTCTTTGTCAGAAATTATCACACAAGGTATTCCAAGATTACCCACGATTGTTTTACCATGTTCTGAGTTTCTAGCTTCAACTGTTTTTCCATATCTATTCAAGCATCTTACTATTGCAGTTTTTTCATTTTTAGTCAGATTCATTTTGTTTCTTCTTACTCAAACTCATACCCCAACATAACCTCAACTATATTAGGAGAGTTGTATATGGACGGTTTTTCTCCGTCTTTTACAGTTTTAAAGTCCACCAGGGACTTTTCTAACTGCTCCCAACCCCTATCCATATCCTCATCATTCATCTTAAATATCTTAGTTGCATAAGGATGTTTAGTTTCCTGGGCTACAAATAAGAAGTCTTCTACCTTAAAACCAGCTTTCTGATAACCTCTTCTATAAAATGCGGCCTGTAAATCATACTGATAACGTCTGATAGAACGAGTAAATCCAGATACGGAGCAATCACTTGTAGTCTTATAATCAATAACTACAACAGATTCATCTGAATATGGTTGTATTACTGGGTATCTGATAACATCAGATCGTAACTTGAGGAGTACGTCTTGTTCCCACCAATACAAGGCATTTTCGTATGGCTTAACAAAAACACCTGGGTACTCGCCCTGATCAACGTCAAGGAACTTTCTTGCTTCATCTATAAGGTTATCTTTCATCTGAAACAACATGTCCCTTTTGTCTTGTGTGATTACTAGCATACCTCTATCTAAATAATCACGTTTTAGTTGTTTATTAGCATTTGTATATGGAGATCCAGATATAACTGCAACCTCTTTATTAAATGCGTTTTCACCCTCTACTATCAAAGAATGGGCAGCAGAGCCGATCTGCATAGCAGTTGTCGGCTCTACCACCTCTTGCATAGCATGTAACTGCGATTGTCTAAATCTCCTTAAGGTAGATGAAGACACGCCTGGTGATTGATGATAGTATGCATTATCCATATCAGGAAAATATATAGCATCACCAATAGCTACGTGCTGATGACTTTGTAGTGACTCTGGTAGTGGTGGGTTATCAATCATGATAATTCCTTAGTTTGTTCTACGGTTTCTTTTGCATCTTGTATAGCAATATTCATAATATCAATAACATCATCAATATAACCGTCAGCTTTGTATAAAAGAGCTACTGCTATTTGATTTACTAAATTGTATGTGCCGATACTAGGATCCATCATATTTTTATCTGGATCTACCTCACATTCATTTGCATAATCTTTTAATAGGTTTACAGCTAAATTAAAAGCTAAATCATTATTTTTTTTAAAATACTCTTCTTGTTTATTCATTTCTGCTCCTGGTGTTTATTTGTTCTACCCTTTGCACTAACTTATCAACCTCATCAGATATATCTTTTAATGTTGCTCTAAGCTCAAAGATAGAGTAATTCAAAGCATCTTGCTTTTGTTGTTGTTGTATATTGTCTAAATGCGTATCTATAAGCACACTAGCCATACTGTTTGTATCGATTGACATATTACCTCCGTCAAAATATTGTACCAGTATAAACAAAGTATAGACAAATATCAATACAAACTGTAAAATAAATATCATTACATTTATTTAAGGAGTAAATATGAGTAAAACAGGAACATTATATATGATGATGCGATTATCATACGAACAGGCTATTGAAGATTACAATAATGAAAAGGCAGAGTCCTTGCTTAGTGCTTACAAAAAATACTATAAAATTAATGTCGGTATGGAATCTACAGATCCACAAGGGGATTTAATAAACTTTTATGATGAAGATAATAGTAGAGAGTTTGCATTATGAGCCTAACCAGGATTAATGAGGTTAAGTGTAGTATCTGTAATGGCCACATAAAACCTTTGCGTAACAAAGAAGGTAAGATTGTTTGGAGAGGTAATAATGCTGAACCTATTAATGACGGTATTTGTTGTGATGATTGCGATTTCAAAGTAGTAATTCCTGCAAGGCGAAATTTATAAAATTCTTTGTACCGTAAAAATCCCCACAAACCCTGGACTTTACAAATTGTAAAGAATATGTTATAATGGGTTTCTAGCTTAGAGCTAGTTTGTTCTTAAAAATGAAGATAAGAGGAGATTTACATGAAGATTTTAATCGCATGTGAGTTCTCAGGGATTGTAAGAAATGCTTTCTTAGATAAAGGGCATGATGCCTGGTCTTGCGACATTCTTCCAAGTGATGACGGATCTAATAGACATATTACTGATGATATTAGAAAAGTTATGAAAATGGAAAATTGGGACATGATGATGGTAGCACATCCACCTTGCACAAGACTTTGTAATTCAGGAGTTAGGTGGCTAAAGTCACCTCCCCCTGGAAAAACGGTAAGGGAAATGGTGAGGGATCTAAGAGAAGGGACAAATTTATTTCAAGAACTTTGGAATAGTGATATCCCTAAAATTGCAGTTGAAAATCCGATTATGCATAAATATGCAAAGAAAAGGATTAAAAACTACAAGCATTACGATCAGAAGATTCAACCCTGGCAATTCGGAGATGATCCAGAAGGCCAGGATAATGTTTCTAAAGCAACCTGTTTATGGTTAAAGAATTTACCAATTCTCAAGCCCACAGGCACTTTAGACGGGACTTCAGCTAGGAATGACATTCATAACTGTCCTCCTAGCCCAGATCGTTGGAAAATTAGAAGCACTTTCTTTCCAGGTATTGCCAAAGCTATGGCAGAACAATGGGGTTAATAACCTTGAGAACAAAGAAAGGGAGTGTAAAAGCTCCCTTTTTTATTATTGTCTAATATTGTCAAGACTATAATGACGCTAAAAAACGTGATAGGAATGGGCTTTTGACGAATATTTCATTTTTGGCATTTTTGTCATAGGCAATAAAGAAATCTATACATATTTATAAGATAATACTTGACAATCTCTATCTCTATAATCTATCCTTTTAATACATATTAGGGTAATGTGGGGTAGACTAGTATTTAAATAAGCATGAAACCCTAATTTGCTAAATATGGGATTTAAGAAACATAAATTAGAATACGAGCCTATCATTTCTGATCAAAAAGACGTTCCTGTCGAATTTGCCAACCTAGATAATAAACTTACCAGACGACAAAGAAACTTTGTCTGGATATCTGTAAACAATCCTAGACTATCTTTGATTGAGTGTGCTAGTAAAGCTGGTTATAAAGATCCAAGACAAGCGGCAGTTAATGTGTTTAAAAATGAAATAGTTAGAAAAGAATTTAATTTTTTATCTAATGAAGTAAAAAAGAAGTATGAACTTAATTATGATAGGGCAGTCCAGGACTTATACGATATTAGGGATAAGGCTTTAGCGGCTGGATCTTTTAATGCGGCAATATCGGCACAAAACTCACTTTTGAGGGTTGGTGGCCTTATCGTAGATAGAAAAGAGGTGTTATTCGGTAAGATAGATCAAATGAGTAGAGAAGAAGTTGAGGGTAGGTTAGAACAGTTATTAGGTGGGGCTATGGCCAAACAACTGGTTAAACAGAAAGAATTAGAACAAAAAGAAAAGTCAGAAGGTAAGATTTATGATGATCATTCAGCTAGTAGGATTCTTAAGACTGAAGAGAATGATAGCAATAATAATCCAAAGGAACTCTAAAAACATAAGGCACTTAAAACTTAATAGGGTAAAGAGGAGAGAATATGAGTAAATTAAGGATCAAGTGCCTTACAGACATACTAAGTGCTTTAGGGTAATTGTGCAACATATTTAGATAATCCCCTCCATCTTTGTTTAGTATTATTATACCAAAAGGCTTGATCATAATCTTTTGAGCCTGGATTGTAGACCAAAAAGCCAAACTTAGCCTTAGGATTGAGATTAGGATCAAAGTAAGCTGATACTTCCTCCCAAGATACTAATTTTATACGGTATTGAGGTTTAGTCATTTAACCTCATTTTTGCAATCTAATATTAATTTTCTTACCTATTGCTGTATCTTTATCAAATTTAAAATTATCATATTTATATTTTGACACATCAATTTCTAAACTAGCCTTTTTATATGCTTCTTTGTCAGATTGTAATTTAAAGCAACTTTGACACATTTGTATTTCATCTCCAAGTCTGCCATATACTTCTAACCAACCCTTGTCATTACATTCTTTACAATCAATCATCTTTTATCTCCTCTAAATCTTCATGATCTGGTAATTCTGCTATTAAGTGATGTGCGAAGTCGTGCTTAGTAGTAAACAGCTTTACACTTCCGTCTTTGTTAGTAAGTTCGTTTCCGTTCTCATCTAGTTTATAGAATTGAATATCCCATAAACCTATATCTAAGTTATTGTTATTGGCCATCAGATATCTCCTCTTGTATGTGTTTTTGTATATGCAAATTTTTCCAATTATTTTTTATTTCGTTAGCATATTCAAGCCGTAAGTTTCCACCCTCATAATTATCCCACTCTCCTTGTTCTATATCTATTAAGTGTTTGTTAATACAACTTTGAGAACAGAAAATAAAATAAGGTCTTACATCTGGCTCGTAAAAAACTTCTACTTCTTCTTCATTACACATTTCACAGCAATATTTACTCATATGACACCTCCTGTCTAAATTCTTTTTCACTCATTAATCCATTATCTATAAAAAAATCTTCAAGCCCTTCTCTTATTTCCTCTTTAGCTGTTCCAACACTTCTATTAGCTAAATAATCTAAAGTTTCAATAGCTTCCTCATAAGTTTCACACCATTCTTTTAACATTTGTTTAGGTATTGTCATCTGACACCTCCTCAAAACAATCATCACATAGGGCATCATATCCCTCCATACACTTATAATAACTATCTGCACAATCTCCTTGCCAATATAGTTCGGTTGCACTATCGACAACTACATCACACTTATTGCAAGTGTTTAAATCAGTATCATAGTTATCTAATAAGTCTTTTTCTATTTTGTTTAGATTGAAATATTTTTTATATTTCATATTCTTTATAATTTGATATTTTTCATCTTCATTTAGCATTTGATACCTCCTCAACATTACTACATTCCCAATCTTTTGAAGCATCACGACCAATAGAAAATTGTAATTCTTTGTTAGCTAAGTCTTGTGCTTCATCTTCGTCCTTTGCTTCTACAACATAATCGTATTGCAAAGTTTCATACGGTATAAAAGATACCCTATATTGTGTTGGTCTACTCATATTACCTCCTTAGTAAACTATTCTTAATCTTTTTAATGTTTCTAATTCCTGGTTAGATATATCTTCCACACTATTTATATAAACAGCACTTGTATCATTCCAATAAGAATCTTTGTCTTTATCAAAGTAATCATCATCTGTTAGGTTAAGTCCAAAAAATTCAGACAAAATAGTTCTTTCAGTTATCTTGCCTTTGTCATGATCTTCTTTAGTAAATGTTGTGTAATAACAATAGTGATTGTATTCTCTTTCTCCGTCTTGCACTCCTATATCAACTAATATCATCTTTTATCTCCTATCTAAGATTGTTTTTTATTAAATTCCAAGCACGTTCAATATCTTCTATTTCATTAGATTTAACTGCGTAATCGTTCAATACTTTTGTTTCAAGTATTCGTTCTATAAGTTCTATAGCTTCGTTGACGGTATTCATATTATTTACCTCTAAATAAGTAAAACAAAGCACGAATTCGCCATTCAGATAAGTGCTGTAGGTGTTTTGGTATTGGATTTGGATATACAGCTTTAGTCATTATTCTTGCTCCTCTATAATTACTGTTCCACAACTTTCGTTATATTTCTTTCCATACGCTTTGCGTAGTTCGTAATCTTCAACTTGTATTAAAGTATTAATATCTGTATTTGGATAATCCTCTGTATCAATTATCCTAGTAAGTATATGTTTATCTTTTGCTGTTAGTTTTATTTCCATAGTTATTCCTCAAAATACATATCAATAAGTTCTTGATCATAACCAAGTTCATCTGCAAGATATGTTCTAAATTTTTTTGTGTTCATTTTGGCTACATCTTTAGCAAAATAATCAAACAAAACATTTGCTATAAACTTATGTTCTGTAAAACTATCTTCTACTTGATCGTTAATAAACCTGTCTTTAGCACGGTTTAATATTTCTTGTTTAATATTTGCCATAATTAGTCCTCTATAAAACTGTTTTTTGTTTTTCTTTACTTAATTTATCTTCATAAAAGTAAACTATTGCTACACAACCTTTAGTAGCACATTCTTGTATTCTGTAATCTATCGCATCAAAATCGTTAAAACTTCCAAGAAGATCAGCTACATCATGCATAGTTAGTTTTTCTTGTTCTTCTATATGTATCGCCATAATTAATTAACCTCTCCATAATTTTTTATTTCTAATAAATGTTTTAAACCTTGTCTTATTTT